TTCCTACGGTGTTTCATATGGGTTTTCTCATTTGAATGCATCTTCCAAACTCCAGCTTCATCATCTTCCACAAGTACCTCCTCATCTTCCGACTCGGATTCACTTGAAGAAGAAGACTCACTAGAGCTTTCACACTGACAACGACGATGACCACAATACTCACACTTACCACTACGTTCATATATTCTACGCGACACGTTCTTAACAACATAGTATGCGGCAACAGCGGAAACAATATGGGGTATGATATTAAGCACGACCTTCGCCCACAAAATAAGCTGATAATTCCGAACAAAAGTCCGAAATGCAGGGGTTATTTCATGAGCCACATCATCTTTCTTAATCCACAAACTATATTCGTCAGAACCATTAACAACGTTAGCAATAGCTCTATTAGCTTCAGAACGATCCAGGGTAGGTTTTCTAGCATTAAACATATGCATATTTACAACTCTTCCAAGTTTTCCTACAACTTTGTTCTCAACATCTCCTACAACTCTACGCAATAAGACAGATGGATCATTGCTCTTCAAAGATTCAATGACAGTGCTTAAGTTTTTCATAGCACTATCAGCGACTCTTTTAAATAATGGGGCATCCATACCAGGGGGGGCTAAGCCTTCTCTAAACATTTTATTGATTGCCACTAACAAAGGGTTAGTTTCATCAATAGGATTAGTAGCTAATTTAGGATTACGCATAAGATTCAAAAAATGTAAACGAGCAGTATCAGCCATACCAAGTACAATAACACTCTCTCCTTCTTTCTCATTAATGATCTTTTCCTGGGCATCAATAGCAGCTTGAACTTCTGGACACGTAAGTTTTTTCATCCAGTTAACAGAATCTTCCTTCGGGGCATTTTCTAATGAGTAATAATAATAATCTCTATTTTGTTTATGAATAGAAATTAATATCTTGCACACTTCGTCAAACTCCAAAAATTTTTGCCTAGAAATGGGACATTGTGAACCAAGTTCTGGAAACTTGTCATAAGGAACTTCTCTCCACGCACCTTTAGTATCAGCTGCAAGAGTACATACTTGATACCTACGGATAGTGGGATCTAAAAAGTTCTTTGTTCCAAGCTTATCAAAATCGACACGCAAATGGGGATTGTTTTGCCAACGACTACAATATTCAGGTTTGGGATAATGATGAATAACTAAATCAAAACGACGACAAACAGCATCTGGCTCCGTTGCATAGGTGGCCAGATTAAAAGGAAAAATTTCATTACAAGTCATATGAATTTGTTTAGGGGCAGCCATTAAAATACGATCTACGGTAGTACCGGTTGTATTAAGGGGACACTTTTCACTAGATGAAATAGGTTGGAAAAAACAAAGAAACTGTTTAATAGTATCTTCATCTTTTACAGCTATAGGATCATCCAAACGAATTGTGTGGTGGCGGGT